GTAAACTGAAATCATCATCCTTTGTGACATCGACAGGTGTTACCAATGCATGTTTAATCATGATACCGATTTCATGAGTGGTGAAATAAAATCCTGCTTCTGCACCATTGGCAGAAATGAACTGTCCAATTGGTTTTTTGAATTCCTTTTCAATGAGAGCAATTGCTCGAACTGTAAATTTCAGCTCGAACTCTTTTTGTTTGTACTTTAAAGTGATCGTTTGCATTGTTGACTTGATTTATGATTAATGAACAGTGATGTGTTTGAACACCGAAGGTGTCCCCGCGCAAAGCGCAGGGCCTTCGATGCGATCAAGCCACCACTCAAGGTTTATTATATTGTCGCTACAGTTGGAGCACCATCGAATTTCAGCGAAACAGAGAATGTGGCATTATCGTGCATAGGTGCAGCCATTGGACAGTTTTCAATACACACAGTACCGGTGATTTTTTTATGACCCGTTACACCATCACTCCACTCGGCATCAAGCTTATCTCCAGCAATCAGGGCCGCGAGAATATCGTTGTATGTAAAATAGGTTGAGGTGTTTGCATCCGCATCAAACTTTGCCTCCAAGCTGAAGCCCGCATCACCCAATCCATACTCTCGAGCATTGAATGTTCCGGTAAATTTGGTGGTAGTATCCCTCAGTGCACGGCTAATATCAGCCGAATTGCTTGTTGTACCATCCACTGGTTTTAATGTGCCTACATTGTGAACTCTCAACTTCAAGAGTATTGCGGTTCCGTTTTCTACTGACATGATATGCGGTATTAATTGTTAATAATTTTAAGGTTCAATGAGGGTTGGCGTTAATGATCCTGTGCCTTCCAGATCGCAGGTAAATGTTTGATTTTCGTGCATAGGGGCAGCGTGTGTAAAATTTGACACCAACACTTGTCCAACAGCGGCCATGTGCGTGTCTGTCTGATCGGTTTGCACCATATCCAACTTTGTTTGGTTAACTTCCGCCAGCAACAACGTGTGCCACGCCTTTCCGCTTGGCTTGTATTGACTGGCAGCACTGCCTTCCTCAATTTGAGCACCCCAGGGATTAAATGATGTAGCGGTACCGGGATCAAATCCAAAATACACATCACTTGAATCACCATCGGTGGTATATGATACTTGGGCAAGTTGCCAGGCGGTAGTAAGGATAACCGTTTGTGTGGCAGAATCTGCAGAATCACCAAGCGTTAACACAACTGTTTGTGTGGCAGTTCCTTTCACCCATATGCTAAATGTGTATGTTTTTGCTTCGGAATTATATGCCGCACCTGGCAGAATTTGGCGAACAGAATCCGCACCCGAAAATCCAGATACAGTATTACCCGTAAGGGTTCCGTTAGGGGCTTCAATGGTTCCAAAAGCAGCCGTACATCCGGTCTTAGTCCAGATCGATTGGCTTAAATCTTCGCTATAAGCGAGCAGATTTTTTGAGTTGTATAATACCAGGCCCTCAACGGCCATTTTCCAGCTACGCAGCCCGTATTCACGCTCTATGTATGCCTCGCCATTTGGGCCAACACTATCTTTTGTTGTGGTATCCCGTAAAGCTGCAGACGGATCCAATCGATTCATTGTAACCGCAGCAATACGCTCATTTTGGTACATTAAAATGTAATCCGTTCCGTTCTGTATCATTTATTGCTTTTCTTCTGCCATGATATCAATTGAAATCTTACGATCATCCGGAATTACGCCCGTGATATTGTAAAGTTTGTTTTGCCATACGATTTGATTCGCAGGGTTTAATGATAACGTGGTAGTAGAATAGCGAACGGTGAACTTTACACCCTTTGTGGCGGTGCGCTTTTCCCCTTCTATGTTTTCGTTTTGGCCTAAAATTTCAGCCTTAGCCCACACTGTTGAGGATGTAGACCATGTCAATATTGCTTCACCGTTGCCGGCACGTGTGGGTGTGCTGGTCTGGATCTGTATTCTTTCTCGAAGCAAGCCGGCAGGTAGCATGTGTTATTCGTAAATGCATTTTACATCAGTAGCGGTGGTGCCGGTACTGAACAGTTTTTTTACATCAATGTTCAGGATGGTGCCAGCAGCAACAGCTTTAAAAATAATGGCACCGTTCTTAGCCTCTGTGGCCGTATTGGTGTCTGGGTGATCGGTGGGTAGAACTGCAACATTTCCAGCTCCACCAATGAACAAGCAACCAGAAACACGAGCGGCCGTTAAACGGCTTACACACTTAACTGTTGGGGCCGTGGTGTCTTCGCCACCAATATCTACAGCAGCTCCACCAATACTGATTGACAACTGAAAAGTGTCAGCATCAGCGTTGATGACATAATATGGGTCTACAGATTGTAAATCAGTCGTGCCTGGGATGGGAATAGTGACACTATCTCCGTTGTTTAAACCATGACCAACTTTGGTAATGGTATCAGTATCCAAATCAACGGAAGTAGTAACAATAGGAGTTTCATTGGAAACAGTTCTCACGTTGTCGGTGATATAGTCCGTATCACTTTTAGTAACGGGGGTTGCTTTTGCTGGGAAAAATCGTGCGCTCATTGTTTAATTGCTTGGGTAATACCAGTTGTTTTTATACGATTCTAAAAGTTCTTTGCTACCATTAGGTAGAACAGATCCGCTTACTGCCACCAATACATCTTCGCGATGTATAAACAAGTGGGCAAGGATTAGTTTGATTGCATGTTTCATTGCTTCCGGCACCTTCCCAACATTCTGGTAGGTCGGTGGTGAAACTGTTGTGCCTGTAAACACGACAGGATCTCCATTTAATGATGATGATATTTGATACGTGTTTACAGTACGATTAACCACGTAATACAAAGTGTCCATGGTTATGTTTGTAATTGTTCCAACATTGGTATATTTAACAATACTACCGTTCGCAAGACCATGATCATTTTTGGTTATAATTCCAGGGCTTAAACCTACAGAAGTTGCAAGTACTGGTTCGCCAATATTGTAATCATAACCACATGTAAACGTTATACAAACAGCGTTCATGCGATCATATACGGTTGGCCAGGATGGAACGCGAATTCGGCATGGATCACCAACAATATCCCTTTCGTACTGATTCGCATTAAGGGTTTGCAATGCATTCTCTGCATCATAATATTGAACAGAATCTACACTGATCAAAGGAGATTTATTAAGCTCGATATATTCTCGAACTTCTGAGCTGTCTAAATATAATTTCCACACCTGTGTCATCATAGGCCGCCATGTGTAATTCTCAACCGAACACCGGGCCGCCATGATCAACGACATTACCAACGATTTTTCATCATCGCTGTCAATCCTGCATTGGAATTTAGCCTCTTCATATGTGATAGGCTCAATGGTGGGTGCAATATGTAGCTTATATGATGCCAATTTTAGGCTTGTTTACGGGGTTTAACTGCTTTCTCAGCCTGCTTGTGTTCCGTTTTTTGGGCTGTTTCAGGGTCTTTTTTATCAGAATCGGCCACACTTTCGGATGATGATTCTTCATTTTCGGATACCGCAAAACCGCTTTCTATTAACTCAAGCGCTTGCGCTTCTGGAAATTCTCCCGACTCTCCAGAATGATAGGCCAAGTTGAATGCTCCTGGCGACTTAATGAATCGAATTTTCATGATTTTTGTGGATTATAACCGATCTGATGCTAAACATGGCATCAGATCGGTTTGGTAAAAAAATACGCGATTAAGTTGTCAGTACATCCTTCATTACAGAGAAGGATTCTGGCCTGCGGGCAACAACATCAACCCACATGTTTAACACCAACTCATCCAAAGCGTTTTTAGCTTTAGTGACGTTGTCGAATGTGATATTTAAGCCTCCGTATTGACACATGATAAGGTCGTTCCAGTTGCCATAAATGATAGCAGAACAAACACTGTCGGCAGTTCCTTTGGTGAGATTTGAAGGAACACAGTTTGATACAGCCGCTTGATAACCATTCACCTCCTGTGTTCCAGAAGTTGGCCAAACAGGGATCTGTGATCCTGAATTCGGGAATGTGTTTTTCAACTTGCCTCGTACCTTACCGTTAGTCAGGTATCCGATTGAACCCATTTCCGCATTTGCAGTCTCTACGCCTGTTTCAAGTGCAAGAATGTGGGCAAGAGTTGGGGCGGCTCCATTTGTTCCACCAACAACAGCGTTAGTGCCGGACAAGTTGAGCAAGCCTGTAGGCTGATTGCTTGAACCGGTGCCACTGATAGCGCCAGCCTGCCACTTTTGAGCAGCCGCATTCAACAAATCGTTGATAACCATTTGCTCAATTGATGTGTTCGCTTGAAGCTTTAACAACCATGACACGTCAGTGAATGCTGTTAAGCGGTGAGGTGCAGGAGCGGGACCTCCAATTGTTGGTGTGCTTTCAGTGGATGTTACATTTTCAGCTTCCCAAACGGCTGTTGCACCAGCAGTAAATCCAGGTAATCCAAGGTTGTAAGCAAGGTTCAACAGATAAGTGGCACCCAACCCCTGCAACACTTGGCGATCACGCAGTGCTTCAAAGAAACCATATTTTTCGGTTGGAATAGCAAAGTTTCCAGCTGCAACCAGCGAACGCTTCTGTGGTTTAAGGTATTCTGACCGGGTAACTTGTAACACTTTTGCAGGAATAGCGAAAGCCCTTGAATCAACCGGAATTGAGGCATCACGTTGCTCCTTTTCGCCCTCCTGGTGCATTTCCAATTCAAAGCCTGTCAGTTGACCTTTGCGAGCTTCTTTTACCATCTTAGTAAAAGAGAAAGAGCGAAGTTCTTTATCTTCGTTTTCGGTTGAAGCTGGCAATCCTGAGGCGGCCGATTCAGCCAAGAATTTTTCTCGCTTTTCGGTAGCTTCAATTTCACTATTAAACTTCAAAAGTTCCTCGGAAAGAGCATCAAACCTCTTCTGTTCGTCACTATCAGCCGCGAGTTTACGCGTTGCAATGTCATCAGCAAGAGTTTTCATTTCCTCTTTGTGCTGCTTTCTCTCTTGTTTAAGTTGAAGAGAAGGGGCTCCAACCGTCATTTTAAAATACACACCTTGTGGAAGTGGTATAAACGACAGTCCATAAAGCGTGGATTCGGTGATAATAAGGGTAGCAAGTGGGTTTGTTTGGTAAACAGACGAGATAATTGCCGAAACAACAAATCCCATCAGGAACATTGCGAATTTTGAGTTAATGAAATTTTTCATGTAATTTATGATTAGTTTAAGATTAGGAAATTCCTGTTTGACAAATATTGAGATTCATTGCCGCTCGATCCTTGAACCGGAGAAGCTTCACTAAGACTGCGTTTGCAGCATTCAATTTCAGTGTCGTCATAGGCAGGCCAAACCACCGGCCCTACATCACACACTTTTGATATCTTCACGACATCACGAATAGTTACCGTTGTTCCATCGGCTTGAGGAACATCTCTTGTATATGTATCCTCTTTAACATAGAATGCAAACGAGCAACCTTTAATATTTTTGAGACGAATATCTTCAAGAACATCATTGCCGGCAGTAGTGTTCGCGGCCTCGAATTCAAAGCGTAACCCAACCTCGTCTACTGAAATCTTGAGCGTACCTTCGCCATTGGTCGAACGAGCAAGTAGCTTTTGCTCATTATGGTTAAACAAACACACAACATCGCTAAAATCACAACCATCAAATGCTCCAGGAAGTATGCGCTCAGCATAGCCTTCATACATTGGATAGAAAGAGTTGAAAACTGCAGCATATCCGTAAATTTTACGGCCGCTCTCTTCTGCTCCGTCTGCCGCGCGTTGCTCAACCATAACAGGTTGTAAGGTGAATCTTCGCTGTTTAATTGGTGTTTTCATTTTGCTTTACATTACCGTTATCCGCACCGGTTCCTGATGGATCTGGGCTATTCAATGGAATATTGTTTGGTGTTTTTCCTTCCCAGAAAAGTTCAACCAGGTTATCTGGAATCATGTTAACGGGTAAGTATCTGTGGTCACCTTGTGGACCAATCGAATTCATATTATTCATCCTTAATAAGTCGTTTGTTGTGGCTTGTCCGGTATAGAATAACATCTTCTGTGTGCGCTCAATTGATGCAGAATCACCACGAAGCAATCCAACAGGATTGATCCATGCTTCAAGAAATGGCCGCTCTTGTTCTGTAAGAAGCTTCAACTCTACTTCTTGTTCGAACCTTGTCATCCATGGTGTGAGACAGTCGTTAACGTATGTTATCTGCCGAGCCTCGAGGTTGTTTGGAAAAGCATTCTTGTCCACATACCTCAACCACCTGTGTATATCTTTAACATTAAACTCCTGTGTTTCGATAAACTGCGCTTCATTTGGGGTTACACTTATTTTTTCGAAGCCAGTTGTGGCGTTCACAGCCGCAATGCCATCTTCTTTGTAGGTATTCATAAAGGCCGTTTTCTTTGCCTTAGCATCATTCTCGTCCTTCACCGAGCCAAGTTTCAATAAGCCGGTCATGCTTGCGCCGCCTCCAAAAAACTTGCCTTTATACTTTTGAGCAGCAATGGCGCTCCCCATACTTTCGCTCGCATATTGAATAACCGATATACCTACCCAACCATTACCCATACCCCGTAGATGAAAAATATATTCAGATGTGTAGGTGCCTGAGATTCCCAGATAGGGATCATTGACTACGTAGAACAATCTTTTATTGCTTACAATAGGTTGAACAGCTTCATTCGGCAAATAGTAAATATTTACAGGATCTCCATCATTATTGCGTTCTATAAAGGCGTATCCGTTTCCGCGCACAATCGCACTCCTGATGATAAGCTCCTTTACAACCATAGGAATATTTACTGGGTTGGGGCGCTTGTCAAACAAATAAGCTGCAGGATGCGATGGTTGAGTTTTTTTATTACCCTGGCTATCCTTTAGTAGGATTACAAAGGGCAACTTTGCGATATCTTCGCTTATTGCACTTACCGCCTCATAAAAGGCACTCAGCTTTTGCGAGGTTTGCGCGTTTACCTCTTCTTTGGCTTCGTTAGCGCTACTACCCCACCACTCATTAAATGCAGCAAATGCGCCAGCTCCGAAAGCCTGATTGATCACGTTTGAAAAACGCTTCTCAATAAAATTTCCAATCGATCTGGTGATAATATTTGCCATACTGAAATTGCTGAAGCAAACTTTTTTATTTTCCCAAACTTTTTATGTTACCATGGGTAACAAAATGGGTAACAAAATTCAAACTCGTTGATTCTGATAATATAACGACTTGCCTTTTCGAAAGCTTTCATAACTACTATATCTCTGTTTAATGGGTAACCCCTTTTCGGTTTGTAGTTTTTTAAGCTCGGATTCGACCGCCTCAAATGCATCCTGCTGGGATCTCTCCACTTTGCATAGTTCAAAGTGTCTTTGAAAATACCCGTTGCGTGTTAAAATGCTTATTGGTTCCATAGTTTTATACAACGAAGAATGGTTCTTCTTTTTCCGATGAGTTAATTATCAAATATTGTCCAACGGCCATAACAGAGCTCACTCCACCATCAACTGCTTCGTGTGATTTCGCTTTATCTATCTTTTGGTTTCCGGCAGCGTCTTTAACGATCATAACATTACTCATCATCCATCGCATAACCGGATGTCCACCATGATGAAACTGCTTATTTAATATTAGCGTTTCCATTTGCGAAGTAGGAGCTGACATGCTCATGAAACCCTGTCCAAATGGATTCATGAGCAACCCATCTTGCCCTAATTCTGTCACCAGTGTTACAGCGAATGCCCGATCGAAAGCAATTGAGTTGATCACGTATTTGCCTGCGAGTTCATTTATTTCGTTCCGGATGTATTGGTGGTCTATTACGTCCCCATCTGTTAGGTGCAGGTGACCTGAATTACGCCATTTAGTAAACATGTGGTAGTAATGTGACTTTCGATTCATTGCCCTCTCTTCAGGTAACCAGAAACGAAAGACCGCATCGAAACTGCCATCATCATTAGGAAACAACAGCGTTAGCGCACAGAAATCCTGTGATTTCGACAAGTCTAGCCCCCCAAAACATTCTCGTCCCAACAGCTTCTCTTCGTCCACCGCCCCGGCACTTCGCATATATGTTGAATCTGATATCCATGTCTTAGCTGTATCAGTCCAGATACTCAACATCTTTGTTTTAAAATCAATCTCTTTGGTGGTAGAGCGGATGGCGGCATCAAATTCTGACTTAACGCCAGCCCGCAATTCCGGATTTGAATACCATAGTGGATGAGCTTTTGGCCAGTTCTTTTCGTTTTTCCAACCATCTTTCTCATAATCCTTTTCATCCAAAGTCCAAATTGTAATGAAAAGGGATTCATCAGTTGTGATTCCCTTAAGCACATTAATGCAATCACTTCGATATGTATAGCATGGAACTTTACGGCTTTTACCGGCAGTAGTGATCCTGATAATAAGCGGTTGCGACCTGGTAATAGATCCTGTGGAAAGATTATCAACCAGCTCGTCACTCTTATGTACGTGGTATTCATCTATAACAGCACAATGTGCGTTTTTACCTTCGGCTGTATCAGAATCACCTGGTAGTGCACGAAAAAAGCTGCCATGCTTTTCGTAAGAAAGCTGGTATTGTGTTTTCGTTATCCGCAAATTCCCAGCTGAATCCTTCTGAAGCCATGGAGATTTTTGCCACATCTTCACAGCTGTTTTCGCAAAAACTTCATTAGCCTGATCCCTGGTAGTTGCAGCACTATATATTTCAGCACCCGCCTCACCATCCAGGATAAACATCGCCAATGCTATTGCAGCAGCCAATGTAGACTTTGCATTCTTCTTGGCCATTTCAATATAAGCATGGCGGAACCTGCGGGTTTTTGATTTAATCCATTTCCATCCGAATAAGTTCCAAACTATGAATTTTTGAGCGGGCACGAGTTTTAAAAGTTGTTTGTTGTTAGCTGGTTGTCCCTTAACATGGGGTAGCATTTCAATAAAAATGATGTATGCTTTAGCCGCGGTTTCATCAAAGTATAAGCCTTTCTTTTTAGCATGCTTCACATCGGACTTATACCGTTTGCAAGCCAGAATGATGTATTCGCAGGAAAGAATTTTCCCACTTATAACATCGGATACGTACTTATCAATCTCTTCACGTATGGTCATTTACGATTTTCCGGAGGCCAGTTTCATAAGTTCTTCCAGCGGATCTTTTTCTTTTGGCTTTGGACCTCCGATTCCTGTACGACTGCTGGGGGTAAAACCGAATTCTCGAGCTGTTGCTAAGGCCGCCTTAAAGGATCTGGCTTTAACATTATCAAGAGGGTGCACCATTTCGGTTCCATTTGCGGCCACAGTCATTCGCCCCTGCTTGCGGAGGGTATCTTCACATTCCATGTATACACCCCATTCAAGACAATAGGCTGTAAGCATAGCCATATCAACTGTTGCTAAGATTCCCATGCTTTGGAGTTGAGGAACTACAATACGCCATTCATCCCGGCCAAATTCATTTAAAATATCCGGAGGATCAGGATATAAACTCAATGGTTCCGGCTCGATCTCGTTTTCTAAAGCTCGATCTTTTCTGAAAGTCCCTTCAAGAACTTTCAATTTGGTTGGTTTTTTTTTCGGACCAGTCTTAGCCAAAATGACCCCCAATCACAACTTGACAGCGTATACGATTCTTTAAACCAACGGTTACAAGGATTAAGATGAAAATCCTAACACCCCCTACCCCCTCTGCGGAGGATAGC